TGAGTGTTTTGATATTTTCACGGGCATAATTTGAATCTGTTTCAACAATGTCTGATGTTTCTACAACAACGGGCATAGTCTGAACTGGCGGTATTTCTTCTACCGGTTCAATGTCAAAGATTTCAGACAAATTTTTGTTTAGCTTTTTCATGATAACGTATCAGGCCATTCTACGATTGTTTCAATATAACCGTAACTAGTATTCGGTAATGCTGTAGTCGGTGTAGGCTCAGTAATTACAGCAGCAGCATTGATTGAATTGATATCCAATGTTGCGACATTATACTTTGCACCAGAATAATCACCTGTCAATGTGTAACCAGATTCAATGTATTTATTACCACCAGTAATGACAAGTGTGCCAAGTGATGTGTTACTAAAGAACTCTACTGTACCAACAAATCCATTTGCGGTATCACGCAGAGTTTCGCCTGTTGTGAATACATTATTGCCATTGGCAAAGTCAACATAGACCTTTTGAATTTCTTTTGACGTAAGGTCAATGTTGATGTTTGTATTTGCAGTATTGATGATTTTACCAGACTTGACTGGTGGCCAGATGAAGCTCTTGGCAGTAAATGTCAAATCCCAAACGATCAATCTTGTTGTGCCATCTGACATGCCACCTTCATACTCAACGGTAGATGCAACAGAATTGAGTATAATAGGCACGTTGTATTTCTGATTCATTGCTGGAATAAAATCCACAACAACATTGAAATCTGGTGTGAAGAATGGTAAAATCTGTTCGAGTATCTGTGTACCATCTTCTGTATTACGAACATAGATTGATAAACTAAATTCAAAGTTATACGGCACAGGTAAAAACTGTGTGCTTACGCCAGTGTTTGTGGCAGCAGCAAAATTTTGTAACGTTGAGACTTGTTTACGACTTAGATCATATTCCAGACTGTCAAGATTGAATGACATTCGTGGAACAACTGTGTTGATTGATTTGATAAGATTAGGATCAGAAGTTATCTGAGTTAGATAACGTTCTTTTGGTCCATAAGATAATGGTACTTTTTGTTTTTCTTTTGGAACACCCGCTTGTGTGTAACGAACAATCTCCAAATCATTGAACATTGTGCCAAATACAACCACCATCTTGCGGATGGTGCGGTGATAAAATTGTGCATTACCTAACATTATGGTTCACCAAATGGATTGATTTCAGTGAAGTCAATAATGCCATCACTTGCTGCTTCGATACGAGCATTGTCAAAGATATCTTCAAATGCATTATTTGTTGTTGCTGCATCGGATGCAAGTGTCACTGTCCACTGTGCGCTGCTTGTATTGCCTTTCACATTGGCAGAAGTTGTGAAATCACCTTGTATACGATAAACATCAATGTATGCGTTTGGTTGGAAATCATATACTAGTGCTTGTGTTGTAGCGTTAGCCAAAGATGAACCTTGATACACAATCTCATCATTGAGAAATTTGCCTGAACCAGAACCTAATGAAATACGAGTCTTTGGATAATAATTACGAATGTTATTGTCTATATCGGCAATACCAGTCTCGATGATTTCATTTGAGAATACATATTGTTTCATTTTTATTGCATATACATAAACATTACCGCCACGACCACGACCCAATGTATAAAACATTGCTTGATCATTTTCGCTTTCAACACTAGTAATCTCAAAGAAACTTGTTGTCATTGGTATATAAATCAAGTCACCTTCACGTGGTCTTGTATAACCATTGACTGTATATCTAAATCTAAGGCGTGACACTAACATAGTAATTTCGTCACGAATTTCTAAACCAAACTTAGATATAAAGTCTTGATCTCCATCAAAGCCTGTAACATTTTCAAGGTACATTTCAATGGCATGTGCGGTAAGATATTGTTTTAGTCCATCTTCACCATACAGAAAATCTACTTCATCACGTGTTGTGCGTGGAAGATAATAAAGATCCAAGCCATAGATTTTGAGTGCTTCTATGACCAAATCTTCAACAAGCAGTTGCTCCGGCGTAATAGGAGCATCAGCAAGTCTGCTTGGAAAATTATTGAAGTAGAAATTGGTACTCATTATCCAGTAAATATCTCAGAAGGTAATGAACCCATTTGATAAATCTGTTCTTCCATTTCTTTTATTTCTTCAGACGCTTCATCATAAATCTTCTGACCATTTAGCGTTACACCACCAGGCATTTGAATGCCCTCAAACTTTTTGAGATTGTTTCCCCATTGTTGTTTGATTTTTGCTGTGGCTAGTTGTTTCAGGAAACGATCATTCCACACATCCGTTGTGCCTTCAATCTGAATTGCAGAGTTGTTATGCGTCAGTGTTGGTGGACCAATCAATGTCAAACTTGTTGGCGATTCAATATTACCAACTTGTTTTGATTCTGTGCCAATTGTAATAAAATCGTACGGTACAATTTCTTGATCAAATTTTGTACCATAACCTGTGATTGTGTTTGATGATGGACTGCCCGTAACTGTGCCAGTCAATGTCACCGTTTCTGGTTGTAGAACTCGATAACACTCAACAATAACCCAATCACCAGGCTGAACATCACGTGTCCAATCGATGTCAAGTAATATTCTATTTTGACGGCGATTGAAACGGAACTGTGGTGTACCAGAGAACAGTAGATTCAATGTACGTAAGTGCTGCATTGTGATTTCATATGACACATACGATACCGATGTGAAGTCATACAAATCATGCAAACGTAACTGATAGCGCAAATCAAACATGTTGATTGACGCATTAGACTGATCAAACGGAAAAATACCAGTTACAAACTGCACTGCATCAGGACAATGAATCCATTGGCGATCAATGTCTGCTTGTGTAATCTGATGCTTCATGAAAAGTTTTTCGGTGCCATCGTAGTGATAGTCACGCCAAAAAGCAAGCGCATCATCAATACGATCATCTACTTGATCATCATCTACGTTGATTTCAATTACTGGCCACCCTAGACGGCGTAGGCAGTAATCTTTGAATTGTTGTCTTGTTGAGATTGTTGCCATTTTTATCCTAAACCGAAAATCGAATTTCCAGTAATTACTGTATAAGAGTTTGCTGCCGTTTTGAACACAGAATAACTGAACAAGTTTATTTCTTGATTCGTAATAGAAGCACTGCCTGGTCTTGTATTTCCAACATAGTATAACGTTTGAAGAGCGCCATCAATATATAGATTTGCCGCATGTCTTGTTGAACCATGTTTCAGCGCAATCGCAACTGTCATTGCTTGACCAATTGTTGTGATTGAATCAAAAGTATTTTGTGTGTTCGCACGAAAATTAAAAGTCACATTTGCCGTGGTATTTGCATTGAAATAATACAGAGTGTTATTAGCAACGTCTATATTGACATTACCTCCAATGCCAAGAGTGTTTACATTTGCTTGTTCTAAAACTCTGGAAAGAGAGATGTTTAGATTTGATGCTAATAAGTTCGACGAAACTGATGAAACTGCAATCAAGTTGCCCGTGATTTGACCAGCAACAATGTTGTTACCCCTAATGCTATCTGGTGCCATATCATCACCAGTAATAGTTTGATTCGCAAGTAAATTGCCAGTAATTGTTCCCGCAACAATATTATTACCTCGAATAGCACCTACTGTAATGTTGTTTCCACTAATAGCGGAAGTTGCAAGTAGATTGCCAGTAATTTGGCCAGCAACAATGTTGTTACCACGAATAGCATCTACTGTAATGTTGTTTCCGCTAATTGCAGAAGTTGCAATCAAATTACCAGTAATATTTGCTGTACTGATTAGAGGTGAACGAACTCTTTGAATCATTTACATGCCTCCAAATAAAAATACATCATCAAATATGTCTGGAGGAGATACGATGTTATTTCCAGAAACAGCATTATTTGCAATAAGATCACCCGAAATAGCACCAGTTGCAATCAAATTGCCAGTAATCGTGCCAGCGACAATATTGTTACCACGAATACTGTTTGGTGCCATGTCGTCACCAGTAACAGTTTGATTTGCAAGTAAATTGCCAGTAATCGTGCCAGCGACAATATTGTTACCACGAATAGCGTTAGTCGCAATCTTGTTTCCAATGACTGCACCATTTGCTATACGACCCGATTCGACTTTTTGTTCTGACATTTGCTACCTTATGGATTTTGATTTAACGCTCTTTGAAAACTAGAGTTTGCTGCTAAAATTGTATATGTATTTGCCGCTGTTTTCATAACTGTAAATGAATAAGCATCAACTGATTCTTGTTGTGATGTTGCAAATCCTGGTGCTGAATTACCTAACCAAAACGGCGCTTGCAATACACCATCAACATAAACATTCGCACGATATCTTATTGCTCCCTGCTTCAGTAAAATGCCAGTAGTAACCGACTGACCCACTGACAACTGAGAGTCTAATGTATTTTGTGTATTCGCTCTCAAATTGAAAGTTACATTTGCTGTTGTGTTCGATGAAAAGAAATAAAGAGTATTATTTTGTAAATCTATGTTTACATTTCCACCAACAGCCGTTGAATACACGTTTGCAGTTTCAAATATTTGCGTCAAAGATATTTGTAAATTTGCAGCAAAAGTATTTGACGATAACGAACGAGCAACAATGTTGTTACTGCGAACGGAGTTATCTGCAAGTTTTAGACCTGTAATTGCAGTGTTTGCTATTCTATTTGAACCTACTCTTTGTGTCATTTTTTATTCCGTATTTTGTTAGTATTTAGAACTAACCTCCAAATACAAGAGCCATCGCAATTGCTTTACCTGTCGATGCCGCAGTATTGGCGGCATTAAACGCTGAATTGGCGTGATTATATGCTCCATTGATAGTTGAATTGACACCGGATGATAATTTAGCTGTCGTTACAGAACCATCTGGTATGACAATAGTATTTGCTGCTGTGTAAAACGTTGCAACACGAACAAGTTCGCCATTCACTGGTGCTTCTGTAAATGTAATGCTGTTTGCACTTGGATTGACGCTGTATGAAGTTAGTGGTTGAACCACACCATCAACCGTAACAAGTAACGTTTCTTTCGCTTGTGGGTTGAATCCTAAGTCAAAGGTTGTAAAGTTTCCATTTGAAGTTGTCTCAAATACCGAAACTGAAACATTTGAATTTATGTAGATATTTTGAACAAAGTAAGGATTGATTTTTTCAAAACCAACCACACGGATGTTTTCACCATCACCAGGAGCTGTGCCAAATGTAACAGTATTCGTTGATGGATTTACAGAGTAAGCACTCTCTGGTTGTAAAATACCACCAATCGAAACAAAGATTGCTTTATCAGATTCTGGTCTAAATCCTACATTGAATGCTGTAGATATTCCATCGCCAATATTGTTGTATGTTGAAACAACAGCACCAGCAGAGTTGGCAACATCTAAGAAATAAGGAACTACGTTATTGAAACCAGCAACACGAATCTTTTCTCCTGCCGGTGGTGGTTCGTTAAACGAAATAGAATTATTCGTTCTTGTTACAACATAATCATCAAATTCAGACTGAACAATACCACCAATCGAAACAATTACAGCACTATTTGATGCTGGCGCAAATCCTAAAGCAAAAGTTGAAACAGAACCATTTGCCGTTGTGGTAAAGGTAGAAACTTCAGCATTAGCGCCAGTGTTTGCTTTGTCAAACGCCGCATTTGCTTGTATGAAAGCTGCATTTGCTTGACCACGAACCCAAGGATCAGATGCATTATTTGCTGCATTGAAAGCTGCATTTGCATGAATGAACGACGAATTTGCTTGAATGAATGCCGCATTGGCAGTATCAAATGCCGGCTGAACTTGTGGTGCTACATTGTTTGCCGAATTGAATGCTGCATTTGCATGAGCGTATGCTGAGTTTGCTTGAATGAATCCACTATTCGCATGAACAAACGCCGAGTTTGCATATTGACTACCAGAATTTGCAGTTGCAAATGCACTGTTTGCATATGTACCACCAGAATTAGCAGCAGCAAATCCTGCATTAGCAGCGTTATATGCATCATTCGCATGGAAGAATGCTGAGTTTGCTTGAATAAATCCACTATTAGCAACTATAAACGAAGCATTCGCATATACTGAAGCAGAGTTAGCATTGTTGTTTGCAATATTTGCTTGAGCAAATGCACCATTGGCATAGATTGCAGCAGAGTTTGCAGTGTAACTTGGTGTGTTAGCGTAAATCGATACTGTGTTCAGGTCAGCGTATGCAGAGTTTGCATGAATGAATGCGGCATTAGCAGTGTTGAATGCTGGTTGAACTTGCGGTGCTACATTGTTTGCCGAATTGAATGCGGCGTTAGCGTGATTGTATGCTGCATTAGCATATTGACCAGTTGTGTTCTGTGCATTGAACGCTGACTGTGCATGAACTATTGCACCGTTAGCTTGAATGAACGCCGCATTTGCAGTATCAAATGATGGTTGTACTTGTGGTGCTACATTGTTGGCAGCAGCAAAAGCGGCGTTGGCATGGTTAAATGACGCATTTGCTTGAATGAATGCTGAGTTGCCTGTGTCATATGCACCACGTGTAAATCCAATTACACTTACACCATTAACCGCAAGAGTACCGAATACATTCGTAGTACCACCAGCATTACCAATATTAACAGTTGTTGCGGCACCACCCATACGAATTGTGGTAGCAGTTGTATTGAATATTACGCCAATGAGTGATGCAGCAAGTATAGATGAAGTTGTTACAGATTGACCAAATGATCCTAGTTGAGCAAAAACTGTTTGTAGTCCAGGATGATATGTCAGTCCTGTGTTAGCACCGATGATAAGATTACCAGTTGTAGCATCAAGCAAAGCAACATTATAACTTCTAGAGCCGGCTTTAGATTCTACTCTCACATAGTTCGCCACATTGGCAGTTCCTGCTTCCACGCTATTATTAGCAATAGAGTTTGCTAAGTTGTATCCGGTATTTGCTTGAATGAACGCTGCATTTGCATACTGACCTGTAGCATTCTGAGATTCGTATGCTGAATTGGCGTGTAAGAATGCTGCATTAGCATAAGTGCCGGCAGCAGAATTAGCTGCTATGAAAGCTGCATTAGCATGAATAAATGCCGCATTAGCATATTGACCGGTAGCATTCTGCGATTGATAAGCAGCATTAGCGTGAACAAAACCAGAATTGGCATGAATGAATGATGCATTCGTCAAATCAAAAATGATATTCGTTCTTGGTAGAATATCAATGTTTTTGATTGTAATGAATGTTGAACGTAAATTGGCGTGTAGTGTATCAGTTATAAACGATGGATCATTGATATCAACATTGTTTTCACCACCAATTTCTGGAGTGTAACCTTTAAATAAATGCCATTCTTTTGTTCCTGCATCACGAATTAGACCAGAGTGTGCATTTGTGCCATCATTATAATGACCAGCAAAACCTAAATCTTTCAGATCAGAAAAATAATTACCAGAACCAAGTATAATGAGAGTATCATTTGATACTAATGTGCTTGCATTAATGCTGACAACTTGACCAGTAACAAAAAGGTTACCAACGGAAAGATTCTGAGTAACAGTTAAGTTACCAGTAATTACACCGCCACCATTGGCATCAATCGAATTATTTGCACGAATGAACGCAGCATTGGCATATTGACCTGTTGCATTCTGGCTTTCATATGCACTGTTAGAATGAATGAACGCTGAGTTCGCATGAATGAATGCTGAGTTAGTTGAGTCTCTGGCAACATTATCAATACCATAACCAATAAACGCAGTGTTCTGTTTTGTAGTATCTGGGAATGTTATCTGACCATCTGTACCAAAATCCCATGTATATGTACCAGCGGCTTGAATATGTGATCCACCTGGATCGGCCCATATAACCGATTGGTCAGCATAATTCATTCTTACATAACCAGTGCCACCGTTATTGTTATATAAATCAATACCATTGGGGTAACCACTTCTGCCAATCTGTCCAGATGATCCCGGTAATGTTATTGTACCATCATCATCAAAGGTAAAACTTTTTGTTGGTGAATCAAAAAGACCTTGATTTGTCTGAATAAGAACACCAGTTTTACCATATAATACTGCTTGACCAGCATTGTCCAAATATATTCCAGTATTGCCACTTTGTGCATTTGCTGTTATTGATAATAAACCATCACCCTGATTGGTAATTCTTGCTTTGGATGGTTGAAATAATAAATTACCAGGAAGACCGAATACACCGTTTGAATATAACTGTGCAGTATTACCACTGTTGACTAAGTTTGCTTTGTCTGTATTTGCTTGATTGTACGCAGCATTTGCCCAAATAAATGCAGCATTAGCATATTGACCTGTTGCATTCTGACTTAGATATGCGGCATTTGCATGACCAAAACTTGCATTTGCTTGAATAAATCCACTGTTTGCATGAATGTATGCAGCGTTAGCGGCAGCAAAAGCACCATTTGCATTAGCAAAAGCAGAGTTGGCTCCGGCAAAAGCAGCGTTAGCGTTGGCAAAGGCAGCATTCGCAGCAGCAAGCGCAGCATTCGATTGTGCATATGCAAGTGATGAGTAGATGTATAAATCTACATTACCGTTTGCTGCAAAAATGTAATTCGTAAAAATAGCATTAGCACCTGTAATGCTACCGTTTGAACCTGTTGTTGTTAGTGTATTTGATGTGACATTACCAACAATAACAACATCACCAGTAACTTGACCGCCAACATTCGCATTCAGTGAATTGTTTGCACGAATGAATGCTGCGTTAGCCGTGTTGAACGATACATTCGCCATTGCAAAAGCGCCATTGGCATTTGCAAAAGCGGCGTTAGCTCTAGCAAAAGCACCGTTAGCATTGGCAAAAGCAGCGTTAGCGGCAGCAAAGGCACCATTGGCATTTGCAAAGGCAGCGTTCGCTACATTACCCGTTGCATTCTGTGAACGGTATGCAGCATTTGCTTGAATAAATCCAGAGTTAGCATGAATGAATGCGCCATTAGCGACAGTGAACGCAGCATTAGCGTATTCACCACTAGAGTTTTGACTTTCGTATGCTGAGTTAGCTTTGACAAATGCCGCATTAGCATGGTCGAACCCAGAGTTAGCATGTGCAAAGTTTGCATTTGCTAAGGTGAAGGCAGAATTGGTATACTGACCAGTTGCATTCTGTGAGATATACGCTGCATTTGCATGAGCAAAACTAGCGTTAGTCTGAATAAATGCGCTATTAGCGTGGATGAATGCAGCATTAGCCGTATCATAAGCTGGCTGAACTTGCGGGAATACATTATTGGCAGCAGCAAATGCAGCATTAGCGTGAACGAAAGCTGCATTGGCTTGAATGAATCCGGAATTGGCAGTATTGAACGCTGGTTGTATTTGAGGGAATACATTATTCGCAGCAGCAAAAGACGCATTTGCATGGTCAAAAGATGCATTGGCTTTGATGAATGCCGAGTTTGCATATGATGCTGTTGCTGAACCACCTAAGTCATCATAGTTTGTACCATCATTTGTGAACTGCCACTTGTTACCAGTTTCATTCCACAACAAATAAACATTCGGTTGTGCGCCACGGTCAATCTCAATACCAGCATTCATTGTCGGCTGTGCAGACTGATTGATTGCCGTATTCAATGAGATAATATTATCACCAATCATTACAACAGGTGTGTTTCCACCAATTGCACCACCAACAATATTCAGATTACCTTGAATGGTAATGTCACCCGAAATAACACCACCAGTGTTTACATTCAGTGAGTTATTCGCACGAACGAACGCAGCATTTGCAGTATTGAACGCAGAGTTTGTATGATTATATGAAGATGTGCCACGAACATATGAATCATATCCACCAATGGCAATAGCACCATTTTCTGCTGGACTACCAATGAAAAGTGTATTACTGCTATATGAATACGCTGGTTCACCAATGTTTAGTGCTACTGGTGTATTTGATACTAGCGAACGCTTTATTTGAATTGGTGTATTTGCCATTTGTAATTCTTAGAATATTCCACCGTCTAGTTGATCTAAAACGGAAGTAGCAATTTTTGTCTCGAACCGATTATTTGCAGAACTATACACTAATGAAAATCCATCTTGCACACCATCAGTATTTACATCATTGATTTCGTTCAATGCCACATTAGGCTTAGGACTATACTTTGGTGATACAACGGTTGTGCGATTTGGCTGAAATACTGTGACTTTACCTAAATCTGGCATGACTTACCTCGTAACAGATGGAAGAACTGTAGCAGTACCTTCGACTACACGTGTTACAGAATTATCGATTGAGTTTGTAATCTTTAGATCATAAACATAACGACCAGGTGTCAAATTACTTGTGTTTGCTGCTGTCATTGAAAGAGTAATTTGACCATTTGCATTTCCTGTAATGATCGCTGTCAGTGTATTTGCTGATGAAGAGTAATAAGATTTGCGTAGTTGAGCAGATGCCGAATATGTCGCAAGATTGATAGCATCACCTTGGGTATCATTTACTGTCACAGTGGATGTGAGATTTGCACCTTGCTCAATCGTGATTTCTACATATGCTGCCAAGATTGTCTCCTTCTAATCGTCTATTTAGTCAATCTCGGAAGCGTAAAAAAAGCCTCCGTGAAAACAGAGGCTTTGATTTTTGTTTATAAAAATTATGCGTTTAGTGCATCAAGTCTGTTCCAAACCCAATTTGCTGCGGCTTCTGGATCAAAAGGAACTGTTGCAGTTGGATCTTCTGTATTTGAAAAGTCAGGTTGAGTCCATGAAGAGCCGACACTTGTGAGATATGCTTGCAAATCTTCTTTTGTAGCAATAGTTTCAAAATCACCAGTTGCAGTATCTACAGAAATACCAATCATAACAGCATCTCTTGGTGATGGTGTAGAAGGATCGGCAACGGCATACATGCCGCCAACGCCATCTTCTCCTAGATACAGAAAATCTGGTACAGTTCCTTCTTGAGTGAGTCTATACTTAATGCAAAGATGTGCCATTTTTTGCTCCTAATATTTCTTCTTGTTGTGCGTATTGTCCGTTGAAAAGATAAACACCAAAATGTCCTAGTTCACACCATGGTGCTAACCAGACTGTTCCGCCATGTTCTCTGTACATATGACAAAAGTTATAATCTTCAGAAAGTAATTCGTTGTCCACATTCTGAACTTTGAAAAAGTCATAAATTTTTTCTTGACCGATTGATGAACCGCCGTTTGTATACCAACCAACATGTGGCTTCAACTTTTCAAATACATCTCGGCGTATCAACATAAAACCTGTACCGACATGCTTTACTTGAAACGGCAAATTACGGTCAATCATTTCATGTCCATCAAGTTTATTGATGTTGAAAATACCCGTCAAACTGCTCAGATCAGGATGATTGAGTAATGCGCCTTGTCGCACACGATCCCAATCTAAGCCTTTCATCGGCACTGGACCGCCAATAATGCCTTTATCTGCTTTGATCATTTTTGCAATATCATTTGCAACAAATTTTTGATCAGCATCAATAAACATCAAGTGTGTTGCATCTGGTATTTTCAAAAAATGATGAGCAATAGTATTTCTACCACGCTGTATCAGACTTTCATTTCCCAGAAAAATGGAAGTCATTTTGATGTTGTACTGGATACAGGCTTCTTTGAGTGCAAGCAAAGATTGTGTATATTCAGTACACATCATACCACCATAACACGGCGTTCCAATCACTAAGTGCATAATATTATTCCTTGTTAGTTCAGGATTCTTCGGTTTTCTCTGAATCGTCTTTTAGCAAAAGAGTATTTGTCAATGAAGATTTATCAAATACAGAAAAACCTCTACGTTGTGCAAATGCCTCTGGGTCTTTTTCCCACTTATCTGCACATGCTTCCAACCATTTCATTGTCATTTCATGTGTTGGTGCAACACCCTTTGAAATCAATTGATTCTCCATATTTAGATACGCAAATACTTCAGCTTGTGCCTGTGCTGCATTGATACCTAAGTCGAACAGATAAATCAAATTGCCCTCATCAATCATACCATTTCGTGAACGTGCAGCATTCAATGCTTGTTTCATACAAGTCATGATATGGTATCGAGATTCTTCACGTTCATAATCTTCTTCGGTAATCTCATTCTTACCTACTTTTTCTAACAACTGCTTGTGTTGATTGACCATGAAGTTCATTTTTCGAAGGGCACCATTGACATGATTCTGTGTGCCTTCTAGATGAGAGTTCAATTCGAGAATCTCAATCTCTAACATTTCACGGTCAAACTCATCGGTTGCTTTTTCTAACTCAGCTTGTTTGCGCTTGAGTTCTACTTGCTTCTTACGCATATTGATGTATGCTTCTTGAAGTGCGGAACGTGTTCGGTCTATCTCTGCTAGTGTATGTTTGATTGACCGAACTGGTGTAATTGCAGTTACATCCAGTGTTACCTGCATGAACTGTGAATGTGACTTGTGAAAGTTGCTGGTATCTTTGACAACAGCAGGCATTCTATCCTGAATATTTTTGAGCATTACATTATATTCAGGTTTTTGCACAGCCAATGCTGTGGACATGTTACTCAAAATCAAATCATTAGACATCTATTTCTCCTGTTTCATTGTAAAGTCATGCTATTATATAGTGTGCTGTTTATAGACCACCATGGGCGTTTGTACAACCTGGAGCAAATCCTGCTGCTGCTGCCAGGTCACCAAAATCAATTGAGTTTCCAATAGAAGCAATAGTTATGTATTGAATTACATTTTGATAGCTCCCACCAACCTCTCCGCCTGCCATCAAACCTCTTGTAGAAGAAGCACCTCCAGCAAGGGTGAAAGCTACAGCCAACAAATCTCCAAAATCTGTAGAATTGCCAGTTGACGCTATGGTGATATATTGAATTACATTAGTTGCACCGCCAGCAAATATTCCTCGGGTATCATTTGACAAACCACACATGCCATAATTACCAGCAATTAAATCGCCAAAATCTGTAGCATTGCCGACTGATGCGATTGTAACGTAGTCCATAATATTGACGGCCGTATTTGGACCAACAATATAGCCACCACCCCAAACTCCTCTTGTAGGTGATGACAATGCGGCAATTGCATCTCTTGCTTGAGTCAAATCGCCAAAATCTGTAGCGTTCCCTGTTGATGCAATAGTTACATACTGAACCGTATTTTCATCAGCCGATCCATTGTACCCACCACCAAACAGACCTCTAGTTGAAGAAGAACAGCCAGCAAGAGAATAATTTCCAGCCAACAAATCACCAAAGTCTGAAACTTTTCCAAATGTAGAAAATTCAATATATGAAATAACGTTTGATGGAGCAGATCCATCACCAGCAAAAAGACCTCTTGTAGATGATGAACACGCACCCATGTAATTTGTTTTTGTAAACAAATCACCAAACTGATAGCCATTACCTAGCGTTGCAATATTGAAATACTGAATTGCTGATGTGCTTATACCAATTGCAACAGCGCCACCTGCCACAAACATCATCGCAGCACTTGTTGGTGTAGGTTGGACTGCGCCGGCAGCATTAGAACATCCAGCGTTATAATATGTACTAGCTGAAAGGTCTCCAAAGTCTGTGGCATTTCCTATAGACGCTATTGTTACATACTCAATCACGTTTCTACTTGTAGCGCCATTGAATCCTCCCGCAAACACCGATCTTACAGCAGAAGCACAAGAACTTAATGCAAAAAAACCTCCAGATAAATCTCCAAAATCTGTAGCGTTTCCAATTGAAGCGATAGTAACATAATCAATTATATTTAATGCTGAACTTACAATTCCACCAGCAAAAAGACTTCTTGTGCTTGAAGCCGACGATGCTCCAGCATATCGAGCTACAGTTAAATCACCAAAATCACTTGAATTTCCAGCCGAGGCGATTGCTATGTAGTCAATAACATTTGAAACACTTTGCGCTCTATATTGTGTTCCAATCAATCCTCTTGTGTCTGATGCAGAGCTTGATGTTACATACATTTTTGCTGAGAGATCACCAAAATCTACAGCGTTTCCTGTTGATGCGATTGTAATGTATTGAATTACGTTTGAACCATTTGCATCAGATCCATTGTAATCAGCAAAAAATAGTCCTCTTACATGATTTGAACACGCCGAAAGATATCCTCCGGTTGCAATCAAATCACCAAAATCTACAGCGTTCCCAGCCGCAGCAAAAGTTACATATTCAATCACATTAGCATAACCACCGCCGCCACCAAAAATTCCACGAACTGAAGAGGCGCAACTAGCAAGCTGATATAAACCACTTCCTGCAGTCAAATCTCCAAAATCAGTAGCATTAGCCGGATTTACAATTGATATTCTATCAATCGTATTGACGCCAACCCCACCAGCTACACCACCACCAAACAAACCAATCGGTGCTACATTCCCCACAATAGGCCACAATCCTTGTTTGTTCCAATATGCTGCTAACTCTAATGTCCACACACCTGAAGCTGCACTGTCTTGATAAGGACCAGCAGGAGTAACAGGTGTGCTTCTGATTACACCACCAGGATAACTTTTGATACCCATTATTGAAGTCCTCCGTTACCAGATGAAGTTGCAGCACCTCCACTAGCGACAACAGTTAAGTCACCAAAGTCTATAGCATTTCCTGTTGTGGCAATTGTTACATATTGAATCGTGTTTACTGCAACAGTTGTATATCCTCCTGCAAAAATTCCTCTTGTTGGGTTAGAGGTAGAAGCCATATATCCAGTTGGGGTCAGCAAATCACCAAAATCAGTAAAGTTTCCAATAGTGGCGATTGTTACATAATCTATTATATTTGTAAGATCACCGCCAGCCATTAAGCCTCGAACTCCGTTTGAACAGCCCTGTACTCCTTGTTTGGTAGCATTGGTACCAGTCAAGTTTCCGAATGTTGTACCATTTCCTGTCGTTGCTATAGTCACATATTCACAAGCGACTGTTGGACCACCCGTTGTTGATAAGTTTGCTATTGCCCTAGTAGAAGAAAAAGTAGAGCCTCCATAGTTCACAGCGGTAGACAAAGTTCCAAAACTAGTCACTGATCCGGTTGTAGCGATGGTGACATATTCAATGAGGTTATTACTGCCTTCACCGCCGATTATCAAACCACGGGTTGTTGAGTTTGCTCCAGTTGCCCCGTTGTGTTGTTGAGCTGCAAGGGCTCCCCAATCTATTGCATTGCCCTGTGTTGCAATGGTGACGTAGCTGACAATCTGTCTAGAATAATAACCACCGGCAAATATGGCACGGGTGCTAGAACCAAATCCAGCAAGTCCCCAAGTTGCATAAAGAAGGTCACCAAAATCTGTAGCGTTTCCAGTAGATGCCACCGCAACATAACTAATTACATTATTGTCGCCAAGAGTCGATATATTACCACCTGCAATAAGCGCACGTGAAGTATCATTGGTCCACTGATTCTGTCCCACTGCTTGAAATACTGCTGGAAGACTCCATACACCAGAATAACTAGGCATTATAGACCTCCGTTAGCGTTGGAACAGCCTGCTATCCCAAAAACGCTGTTAACCAAATCACCAAAATCAGTAGCATTTCCAGTAGACGCTATCGTTACATAATCGATGACGTTACCGCCACCAGCCCCTCCAGCAAATACACCTCGTGTTGTGTTTGATGTTGAGCCTATGTAATACCTCCCTACTGTGAGATCGCCAAAGTCTATGGAATTACCCGTAGAAGCTATGGTGATATACTGTATGGTATTTTGATTCCCTGCGTTGCCTGCCTGTGCGCCAAAAAGTCCACGTGTAGATGAACCACATCCAGCTAAACCATAATCAGCACCAAGCAAATCCCCAAAGTCTGTCGCATTTCCCACTGAAGAAATTGTTACATAGTCAATAATATTTGTTAGGGCTGCTCCTGTTCCGCCTGCAAAAACACCACGTGTAGGTGAAGAGCATGCCGCAAGTGTTGAAGAAGCTCTAGTCATATCTCCAAAATCTGTGGAATTTCCAATCGATGCATATGTAATGTATTGAATTACGTTGCTGCCAAGTCCTGTACCACCACCAGCAAAAAGGCCTCTAGTTGAAGAACCACATCCAGCTGGACCCTCTGCACTACCAAGCAAATCTCCAAAATCAGTAGCGTTGCCAACAGATGCAATAGTCACGTAGTCCACAACATTTTGACCAGACCCGCCACCAAAAACTCCACGGGTAGCGGAGGCGCAGGCAGCAATGTAATTTCTTGAAACTGTTAAATCGCCAAAATCAGTAGCGTTGCTAGTAGATGCTATGGTAATGTATTGAATTACGTTCGTACCGCCACCAGCAAACAAACCTCTAATTCCAACAGGAGTTACACTTTCACTCACTTCACTAAAGGGGCTAGGACCATAACTATTTAACGCCCAAACACGAAACGTATATGGTGTGTCGTTAGTCAGACCTGTAACTGTAATAGGAGAAGAAGAACCAGTCGCTGCTACACCAGTATTTGAAACAGCGTAGTATGCAGTAATGGCAGCTCCGCCAATGTTCGATGGTGCAGTAAAAGTGACGGATGCTTCAGCGTCACCACCTGTTGCTGTGCCAATCGTTGGCGCATTAGGAACCTGTAGTGGATTATAGAAAGCTGATATAAAACCAGCTATGCGACGACCTGGCATTTTATATTAGCTAATCGTTTCGTATGAACAAGTAAATGTCAAAGAGTTTGCTGAACTACTCTGTACCCATACCATACTTGCTTCACCCGTAACAGTGGTGTCTAACAAATAAAATG